TGGAACAGAAACATCTCGACCATTCTAAGCCATTTGAATTCTATGCTGTTCTACAAAAATATAATACTCCAAACAGAAATGGTAGAATATACCCTGAAAGAATATTAAAAAGAGAAGCTGATAACTATAAAAAAATAATTCAAAAAGGGACTTCTCTTTCTGAATTAAATCACCCCGAGTCATCACTAATAGACCTTGATAGAGTATCACATATCATTGATGATATTTGGTGGGAAGGTCCTGTACTTATGGGAAAACTTAGATTATTAACAAGTCCAGGTTTTCACGAAAGAGGGGTTTGTTCCACAAAAGGGGACTTAGCCGCAAATTATTTAAGACAAGGTGTTACTCTTGGTATTTCTTCTCGTGGTGTAGGTTCACTTAAAAAGGTGGGAGAACAAAATGAAGTTCAGGATGATTTTGAATTGATTTGTTTTGACTTGGTTTCCTCTCCGTCTACACCAGGTGCTTATCTTTTCCATGATGTTGAAGATAGACAAAAATTTGACGAGTCTTTAGAGGAAGAGAATGAAATGAAGATAAAAAGACAAGTTGGTGAAACTGGTAATAAATCTTTGGATTTGATGAAAAGATTATCTGATTATTTAGGGAAATAATTGACATTAAAGAATAAGTTTGTTATCCTTATAAAAAAATTAATATGGAAGAAAAATACTTCGTAGCTAAGGTACAAATCGATTTACCTGATTCTGAAACAGGTAAAGTAAAAAAAGTCAGAGAAGAAAAACTTGTAAAAGGTTATAATCCAACAGATGTTGAAGCAAAGGTAACAAAGGTTTTTGAAGGTTTTACACAAGATTGGAGAATTACTGCAATCGTTGAGAGTAAAATTAATGAAGTAATTGAATAGTCTTTAGATTAAGATTATTGTAAAAAGGGGAAGGAGAAATCTTTCCCCTTTTTTTTGCGGTTAAAAAAAATTTTGGTTAAAATGAAAATATTTATATAGAAATAAAAAAAATATCATCTATTGGAGTAATAAATAAAACTTTTTCAATAGTTGGTAATATTTATATTAAAAATAACGCAAACATGGCAAAAGAAAAATCTTTAGTAGAAGAAGCAATCCTCTCAATGAAAAATTTAGAAGAGGCAGTTGCCGAAAACGCAAAAGGAATACTTGCTTCAACAATGAAGGAAGAAATCAAAGAACTTGTAAAAGAATCTCTGACTGAACAAGAAGATGAGATTGAGACAGATGTTGACATGGATGTTGAAACACCGGCTGACGATTTAATGATGGCTGATGATGATACTGAAATGGATACTGATAATCTCGACACCGATATCGATATGGACGATACTATCGACCTTACTGGTGAAGATACCGAATCAATCATGAAAGTTTTCAAATTGATGGGACCTGAAGATAGCATTACCGTTGTTAAAGACGAAGCTGGAAACATCAACCTAAAAGATGAAGACAAAGAATACATGTTGGTAGGTGAAAGTGAGGAAGAAGAAGAATCTATGGAAGAATATTACGATGAAGAAATGGAAATGGACGAATCTGATGATGAAGAAATGGAAATGGATGACTCTGATGATGAAGAAATGGAAATGGATGAATCTGATGATGTTGATGATATCGTTAATAAAGTATTCGGTGAACAAAGTTCTGAAGAAGACGAAGAAGACGAGTCTGTAGTTTACGAAATCTCATTTGATGATGAGGACGAAGACGAAGACGAAATGTTTGAAGGTGAAGAAGATGACGAAGAAGATATGGATGAAGATTCACATCTTGAAGAGTCTAAAATAACTTCTAAACCTAAAGGCAAAGGATTCGGAAGTGCTTCGAAATTCAAATTCGCTAAAAAACCTAATATGGCTGGTGGGTTCAAAGAAAAAATGAAAGAAGGACCTAAATCAGTTGGTACAGGTAAAGCAAAATTTGAATACAAAGAAGGAGAAAACCTTGGTAAAAAATTAGGAAAAAATACAGTGGTAAAAGCTGGTACTAAAAAAGTGGAAACTAAAGAAGCTTCAAGAACCTTAGGTTCAGGGTCTAAATTTAGAAAAGGTGGTTTACCGAAACCAAGAGCACATTCTCAATTTAACACCGCTATCGAAGAAAGTACTTCCCAAAAAGAAGTTCAAATTCTTAGAGAAAAAAATGAAGAATATAGAAAAGCTTTAAATGTATTCAGAAATAAATTAAATGAAGTTGCAGTATTTAATTCAAACTTAGCATATGCTACACGTTTGTTTACAGAACACTCAACATCAAAACAAGAAAAAATCAATATTCTTAGAAGATTTGATTCGGTTGAAAATATTAAAGAATCTAAGAATTTGTACAAGACAATCAAAGATGAACTTTCATCAACAAGCACACAAGTACAAACAGTTACTGAATCAGTTGAAAAAAGAATTGAAAAATCACCTAGTTCAGGTTCAGCTGCTAACTTGATTGAGTCAAAAACTTATGAAAATCCTCAGTTCTTGAGAATGAAAGATTTGATGTCAAAATTAAAATAAACCTAAAACAAAAATAAAAAACCAAAAAAAAATGGGAGCATTATTAGAATCAGGTCTTGTTGGTAACATCGGTTTAAAACACCTTAAAGTTATCAAAGAAGATACTATCAACAAATGGGACAAATTAGGGTTCCTTGAAGGTCTTAAAGGCCACCTAAAAGAAAACGTGGCTCAGTTATATGAAAACCAAGCTAGCCACTTGATAAACGAAGCAACTTCTGACGGTTCTTCAGGTTCATTCGAAACTGTTGTATTTCCTATCGTTAGACGTGTATTCTCTAAATTGTTAGCGAATGACATCGTATCAGTACAAGCTATGAACTTACCTATCGGTAAATTGTTCTACTTCGTACCTAAGATTCAAGCTTATGACAATGGTAATCCTTATGCGACACCACAAACAGCTGAGAATTTCTACAATGGACAATCAGGTTCACATTTAGGCCCTGTAGGTTCTCCAGGTAACTACCCAGGTAGTCCAACCTCAGGTTATATTACAGGTAATCAATTCCAAAAGAATCTTTATGATTTGTTCTATGAAGGTAATGAAGGACAATTAGACCCTCCAGGATTGTTTGACTATTCTAAAGGTCAATGGTCAGCAATTACTGCAGTGACTACTATGGTTATTTGGTCTAATGGTCAATTAACTACTTCAGGAGCAACAGCGGCTTACTCTGACAAAAACGTTAGAAAAATCATCGTTAAAATGTGTGGTTTTGCTGACGATGGTAACGGAAAATTAATTGGTCCTGATGGAAACGAATATGATTCAGAAACTTTCTTGGCTGATTTAAGAATTTTCTCTAATGTTGCTAAAGCTGAATCTCCATTCTCCGCAAATACTCCATGTAATGTAGTGTTTGATGCGGCAGGTAACCCTAATTCATTATTGTTCAGAGTTGTTACTCAACAATACGGACAAGGTATTGTTAATGGTCTTACTAAATCAACACAAGCACCATGGCCTTCTGAAGGTAACAACGGTTACTTCAACGACATTTGTAGTCCTGATGGTTGTATCTATTTAGAAGTTGACCTTCAGTGTCCAGTTTGTATCGATTGTGGCGCAGAATCTCTTGATGGATATACTGGTACTACAACAGGTACATTTGAGACAGGTACTGAATTATCAGCTGTATTCAGAAGATATAAAAATCTTGAATTTGAAGACCAAATTGGTGAAGTTTCTTTCACATTAGATTCTGTAACAGTTTCTGTGTCTGAAAGAAAATTAAGAGCACAATGGTCTCCTGAATTGGCTCAAGACGTTGCAGCGTTCCATAACATCGATGCTGAAGCTGAATTGACAGCGTTGTTGTCAGAACAAGTTGCAGCTGAAATCGACCGTGAAATCTTACGTGACTTACGTAAAGGTGCGGCTTGGAATTTACGTTGGGACTACAACGGTTGGAAGAGATTAAGTCTTACAACTTCTTACACTCAGAAAGACTGGAACCAAACATTGATTACAGCAATCAACCAATTATCTGCACAAATCCACAAG